TATACCTGAGATCTGCATTCTTTCTTGCCCTTTCGTTATATTGAAAGCGGCAAAATCGAAAGCTGTACGACCCATGTTCTGAGCTGTATATCGGTGACAATGTCATCCGATAATTTGACGTGAAGCGTTGTAAGTCGAAACTTATTTTCGCTCCACTGTCGTCAGGGTAGAAGCTCGGTACGACTTTAATTGATATATCGTACTTCGCAAACAATTGGAATAAGTGATGGAACAATGGTTTATATACATAATCTCTTTCGCCGAAGCACAACATGTACTTCTTAACGAGAGAGTTTAAAATTATGTAGAGCCAGGGTTCTAGAGCACTTTTTCTAACTGACGTGGGCGCCTTTACAAAATACGGGCGCACGTTGTATCCTGCGAGGTAATCACCCCCACAAGATTCTCTAAACCTACAGGCAGTATCAATGAAGGATTTCTCCTTATTTATGATAAAGCCTACTTCTTCCATAGTCCGTATGAACAACGGTGCTACTTCGGAAGGCACAATGCAGTCATCGCCAAAGACCGAACAACCCCCTTTATTAACTTCCCATTCAGGGAAGAGGGTGTTGCTACGATCGTCTAGCGACAATAAGCATCCTTGTGCAAGGGTATAGAAAACTAACGTCTCCAGCGGAAAAGTCACCGCATTCCCCATCGTTGATATCATATTCAGTTCAAGAGGACTGCCATTCAAGGTAGTCGTAGAACATCGAGTCATGTCGACTTTTTGGAACCAACTTACCGGTAGCAAGTACCGGAGAAGCTCGATCGAAACACAATCACTAGCTGAGGACCAATCTATTGTGGCATAATTGCCAGTTATAGAGGCCTCCTTAGCCAATTCTTGGTGTTTGATCGGGAGAGTTTTGACATTGAGATTCATGACCTTCATCCGCTTATAAAGCACGCCCATGAGCCCTTGCTGGAGATACATATTACCAGTAGGTTCTACACAGATCATGCGGCGAATGGAATCATTCTTCTCAACCGTAGAAGAGCGAGATCCCTCAACGAGTCGATATTTGCCTATGGCGCTCCTGTTATGTATAACTAGAGCCGATTTCAACTGGAAGTT